CCTAGCATCTGCTGGTTCATTATTTGTTATACTAAATCCTCCTGGTAAAGTTATTGCCATAATCTATTAACTTAATACATATTCAATTGTTGTTCCACTTCCACCTGCTTGTAAAGCAGTTGTTCTATAAACTTTATAGTCTCCTACAGTAGACTTAGTAAACTGTCCTAATACTGCAAATCCACTAGTTGCAATTCCACTTAAATCAGATCTTGAACTATCGTATACAATATAATGATATTTATCTCCTGACCAAGTAATAGATATAGTGTTACCTACTGGGTTAGTATCACCTTTTACAATAGTACCTATATCACCATTTAAATTAGTATCCCAGCTACCTAAATCCTCGTACTGTGCTTGAGTAAATGCTGCTGTAGCAGATGCTCCATGTCTTAAACTTCTTATCTTAGTAAACGTAGTAGTTCTAGTTCTAGATACAAATAACTGAGGATCGTTTTCTCCTGCTGGTGATCTATATGATGCTGAAGCAAATAAGGTAAAGCTAGATGATCCTGTTAATGACCCAGTAACAATTAATGTACCAGGGTTAGTTGTAGGAGCGGCTGCTGCGCTCATTATTAAAGAAACTTGTTCCCAATCATTCGAACTACCATAAGAAGCTGTAAATGCTATCGATCCAGTAGCTCCTTGTTCTAATTGATTACTACTATCTCCTAACTGTATAGTTGCTGTATCAGATATAGAAGGTTGACCTGGGTTAGTTTTTGATAAAGTAGCTGATACTGTATCACTATCTGTAAATGTACTTCCGTCTAAAGGAGAACTAGCAGTATATTGAACTGAGTAAGCATGAGAACCAGTTGTAGTTAAATTTGCTGATAAAGATGTTCCACTTCCTGATGATGCAGCTAATAGTACTGAACCTGTAAATATAGATGCTGTTACAAAGTTGTAACCTCCATTATTCCAAGTTGCTGTTATAGTATAAGCATCACTTACTTTATTAAATCTATTAGTAGCAAATCCTGATTTAGCTAAATTTAAACTTGAAGGCTCTGTAGGAGTACCAAAAACAAACTTTAATCTATTGCCTGTAAAAGATACAGCTACATCATTATCAAAATCAGCTACTTCGATATGTTCTAATGAATGAGTAGTACTAGCTGATAAATAAGCTACTGGATTAAATGATGCTGATGCTACAGACATTGAACTAGTCTGTGAGTTAGTTATAAAAGATCCGGTATCTGCATCGGTTACAAAAGAACCTGTACTTGCATCAGTTAAAAACGAACCAGTATCTGCATTTGTAATAAATGATCCAGTATCTGCATCAGTTACAAAAGAAGCTGTACTTGCTGCTGTAAGGAATGAACCAGTATCAGAATTAGTTATAAATGAACCTGTCTGTGAGTTTGTAATAAAGGATGAAGTATTAGCATTAGTTACATAAGAACTAGTAGCAGACATTAGCGCTGTTACTTCTCCATCAATGGAACCTGTAAATGTGTTAACTGAAGCTGAAAATGAATTTAAAGGTCCTAAATCACTAGATCCTCCTCCGCCTCCTGATCCTGTAGCTACTGTAACATTAAAAGTAGAATTATCTCCTTTAGTAAAAGTTATAGTATTATTAGTAGCACTAGCTGTGCTAATTAAAGAACCAGTTGCTGCTTGAGCTGTGCTTACAGCCGAGCCATTTACTAATATAGAACCACTAACTTTTAACGAACCAGTTAGATTCGCATGAGTAGATAAGTCCTTACTAAGCTGTTTCCATTTAATTAACGCCATTATGCATTCACTTTACCAGTTAACATATATTCATCTGTAGAATCTATATCATAATTTAGACTACTACTAAAAGTAACTACTACATTTACTCCGCTTCCTGTCACACTATGTACTGCGTCGTTTTCTACAGCTACTCCATTTATAAATATCGTGAAATCATTCTTACTTTGAGTAGGAAATCCTTCTGGTATAGTAGCTAGTGAAGTTGATACCCAGGTAAGTGAGGCAGAAACGGAAGCAGAGCCTGTTACTACGTTAACTGTCTTAACTGTGCTTGTTACTGCGTTATTTAAAACACTATAAGCTTTTTGTTCGCTATTCATTGCTTCTTCAATTGTTTGTTGTATAAATTTTCCTCCGTCGACAGCTAGATCAAAAAATCTAATGCCTCTAGAACTTGCTCTTGTTGTTGAATATCTAGGCATATTAAATATTATTTATATCTTTAACTGTTTCAACTCCAAAACTAACTGATGCTTTACTAAAGTATTTGCTAACACCTTGAGGTAAAGTATTAAAATTATCAGGAACTATATGTCCTAATAAGTTTATTTGAAAATCAGTCTTTACTGTTCTATCGCTACCTTGAGATATTTCAGTACTAGTAGTATAATTATCTATCATTGCTCTAAATTTAAACTTTTCTGGATCTCCCCAGTAAGCATCTGAAGCGTAATTAATAGATTCAACTATTTTATTCATTTGTTCTATATATTCAGTAAATATAACACAAGAGTATACTAAATTAACATAGTCAGGTACTACAACTCCTTGATATTCTTTTACTATATTTCTATTATTTAATAAAGAGAATCTATCATATCTATTTTTACTTGAATATTTCTTTTCAAAAACTCCGAAATTGTTAGGATTATTAGCATCCATCTTATTTCCTAAGTTTCTATTTTTTTCTATACTATCTCTTTTAACTATAATTAGAGGTAGTTGTATTTTTCCATGCCTATCTCTTATAAAACCATTCTTTTGTACTGCAGCCCACCTTTCAGGAGAACCGTATAATACAGGTACATTCTTTTTCTTACTATTTTGTATCACAGAAGGTTTAATTACTTCTTTAAAATAATAAAATATAGCTTCATCTATATCTCTTAATCCAACAGAAAACTTTTTAACGTCATCATTCTTTACGGAACGTTGAAGTTCTCTTTTTTTAAGGTTATTAGAAGGAGCTACTGAACCGCTATAGTTTTCTACACCGTAAGGTTTAATAGCCTTTCTTGATAACTCTTCTTGAGAAGGTGGATTAATATTAGTATCAGGCATATTTTAGTTTATTAATTATAAATAAGCAGTTCCTTCAAAATCAATACCAGTAGACTCTCTTTTTGTCATGTGAGTATCGCATATTATTGAAATAGATGAACCAAATTTATTTCCGTACGATGTTAAGTTATAGCTCTTGTCTCTTCCTAACATTAATTGGTTTTCTCTTACAGTATCTACTATATAATAGTCTTCTTGCCAATTAATTATATCTCCTACTTCAGGAACTACATTTATATCAGCTAAATCAGGTCTTAAGAAAGCAAAAGATGCTTCTCTTTGTAGGTCTGGTAGCGTAAAGTCATCAATACTTACAACTTGATCACCTCTGGTTATTAAACAATTAAGTTTAGCTGGTACAAAGTAACTTTTTGTAAGTGCTTCTCCATAAATATTAGCATCAGTTTCTTCTAAATTAAGTTTATAGAACAATACTTCCTGTTCTACTATGTCTTTTAATAGTTCTCTGTTAACTTTTACTAATAATTCAAAATCTCTATTACTTCCAAATAACATTACTTCTCTTCTATAGTATTATCTGCTATTTCCATAGCACTTATAAATTCATACTTATTTAATGCATTAGTTTTAAAAGCTTCAAATGCTTCAGCTGATTCTTTCTGTGATATTAACTTTACTTTAAGTGTTTCTCTATTATCTCCATCACCTGAGGCTGTAGTTACTGTTGTTACACCTGGTAAAGCTCTTAATAGTTCAGCTAAGTCATTAGTATTTTCGCTACCATCATATATAACCTGTACCATACCTTCGTATGTTCTAAATTCTATTTGTTCTCTTAATATATCTAATAGCTTCATTATCCTATATATATCCCCATTGGTACTCCTTTTAGAGCATCTCCTAAGTATTGTGTCTGTTGTGCTTGTAATTCTAACTGGTTATTTAAAGAAGCTTGACTTAATAATTCTCTTAATTCAGTTATATATGATTCTTTTTCACTTCTAACATCAGATAGTAAGTCTGCTTGGTTTAAAGTAGCTTCTGATCCAGGTACTGGTACTGTTTGGTACTTACCTCTTACATAAGCAAGCATCTCTTTACAAATAGTAGCAGTATATTTAAAGATCCACTGTCTACCTGTAGAATTAATTTCAGCATATATAGGGTTTTCTGTAGGTACGTTAGATAAGTTGGTAATAGTACCGCTATTTGAAGTAGAACTACCGCCTCCACTTACTTTACTACCTGCCTCAGCTGATGCTGTTACATGTAATCCATCATCAACGTATCTTTTTTCTTCTCTTTTATAGTATTCGAAGTATAAACTACCTGTTTCTTTAGGTATAGGAAATAATTTAAGTTGATTATTAACTATTTCAAAGGAATAAGCAGATTTTCTTACTTGATCGTTTAATTCAATAGCCTGTATCTTAGCTAAATCGTAAGAAATAGGCATTAACATGAAATTAATACCAGGACTAAATGATCCAAAGTCGAAAGCATCCATTAATGACTGAATACCTGTACCTGTACCTGCATATGGGTCGAAAAACCTTTGGA